ATGAGTATTACACGCCTTAGCCGCCCCGACTTGAGCCTTGAGGAGGTGAGGGAAGCGCTGGCCGTTCGCGATACGCCATACTACCACCTGATCAGTTACGGCCGGCACGTGGGCCTACGGCGATCTTTGGAGGGGGACTTCTGGGTTGCTCGCATTCGCACCAGGGCAGGCGGCTACTATCGGCGGCAGATCGGCCCCGTTTCTGACAGCACAAGCCCGGGACTGACATACGCGGAGGGGGTGGCTGCAGCGCGAGAGTGGTTTTCTCGTCCCGGCGTTCACGCACATGCCGCCGACGAGAAGCGCATTGGGGTGCGGCAAGAGCTTGTGGTCTGCCCTGTGCCGGGGCTTTATAGCGTTGCTCACGCGATGAACGAGTACGTGGAGTGGAAGCGACTGGCTGCAGCCAAGAGCCACTTCGAGACCAATCTATCCCTCATCAACCACCACATTATTCCTCGCCTGGCCCATGTGCCTGTTGCAGAGTTCACCGGCGAGCACCTCAGGCGGTTTGTTAAAGAGGTGCTGGAAACACCGCCCAAACGCGGCAATCAAACGCTAGGCAAGAAGCGCAGCATCGACAGCCTTGATGACGAGCAGGCGCGGAAGCGCAAGAAGACCATCAACACCCTGATCGGCATTCTGCGGGTGGCCTTCCAAATGGGGTGGGAAAGCGGCAAGATCGAAAGCGATCGATCCTGGCGCTGCCTGAGGCGCATTCCTGCGGTGGATCGGCCTCGGATACTACATCTGTCCAGACCCGAATGCCGCGAACTTCTGGCGCAGTGCCGGCCGGACGTCGCTCGGTTGGTTCTAGGCGCTCTGTACACGGGCTGCCGGGCTACTGAACTGCTGCGCCTGCGCTGCGGCGATGTCGGGCGCGACGGATACGGCATCTATGTGGCGCCGCTCAAGACGTACAAGCCCCGGTTCGTGTTCCTGCCCGATGAAGCCATGGCTTGGTTTCTGGACCTCACCAAGGACCGCAAGCGCTCAGACCTGGTGTTTATCCGCGACAGCGGCAAACCCTGGTTCGGCAACTACAAGCACCTGTTCAAGGCGGCTGTCCGCGCTGCCGCTTTGCCAGAAGAGTTCACGTTTCATGGCTTGCGCCACACCTATGCCAGCCAGCTCATCCAAGCCGGAGCAACCGTGTACGCGGTGGCCGAGCAGCTAGGTCATGCTGACCCTACCACGGTTCTGAGGACGTACGGTCACCTCTCCCCACAGATCCGAGAGTCTGAGGTGCGGCAGCGGTTCACCACTCTCAGCCACGATAACGCTCAAGTCGCCAAGGACCGCCGCGACGAACTCCGCACTTGGCGTGGTAGCCTGCATGGAGCCGACTGGCGGGAATATGCAAAGATCTCAGATGTGCAGGAATACGAGACCGAGCAGATCGATTAGCCGGCCAAGTTCCGCTCCTGCTCATGCCACAGCTCGGTCTTGAGCGACAGTAGCGGTGGCAGGAGCAGATCAATTCGCTGTCCTTCCAGGATGCCCTCGATAATCTCGGGCGCGAGAAGGGTCATCCTAACCACCCGGCTAACATAGGATCTATCGATCCCCTCTGCATCCGCCATCTCCGCCACGGTGGCGTAGGCACCACTCTCCAGCAGCTTGCGCCACCGGAAGGCTCGCGCGAGGGCCTTGACCAGAGTGTTGTCGATCCGCGGGCGGGCAGAGGTGGCGATTTCTTCTCCTGCTGGCGACAGCACCAGCTTGCGCCCGCCGCGTCTGCGGATGGTTAGCGGAACGGCAATTGTGAGGGTGTCTGCAGCCTCGTTCTGATGTGTTCTGCTCATGCTGCCTGCCGGTGCTTGCTGGTGGTCGGCAGTTCGGCTGCGAGGGTTTGCAGTCCCTCGCTCCTGATCCGAATCCTTGCGCCTTCAGTGCTCAGGTCCACTCGCTCAACCAGCAGCTGCACGATCCTGGCCTGCTCGGCCGGGAACAGCTGATCCCACGCGCTTTCGAACTGCTGTAGGGCGAGCCTAACCTCATCATCTGTCACGCTTGGATCCTGCTGCCGTGCCGCCGCTGCGGTCCTGGCGATGATTTCGGGTGACCTCAGGATTCCTCGCAGCTGATCGATGACCACGCGCTCGATCTCGGCAGCACTAATGCGCCGGATGGGGCAGGTCTCAGGTCCCAGCTTAAGCACCGACATCGTCACGTAGTAGCGGTAGAGCTTGCCCCGCCGCCTGGTGTGAGTTGGGGTCATTGCCACGCCATTGGGGGCAAACAGCAAGCCCTTGAGCAGGGCAGGGGTTTGCGCCCTGGTTTTGCACGCACGGGAGCGAGGGCTTTCTTCCATGATAGCGTGCACCTTGTCCCATAGCTCGTGGCTGATGATCGCCTCGTGCTCGCCGGGGTAAGCAGTGCCTTTGTGGACGGCCAGGCCAAGATAGGTGCGGTTGCCTAGAAGTTTGTAGATGTACCCCTTGTCGATCGGCTTGCCCGAACGGGTGCAGAGGTTCTGCTCTCCGAGTTCCTTGGCGAGGAGTGTGGCGGAGCCGAGTTTGAGGAAGCGGGCAAAGATGGTGCGGACGATCTCAGCTTCGTCTTCTCGCACCCGGAGCTTGCGGTTTTCCACCCGATAGCCGAACGGCACCAGCCCACCCATCCACATGCCCTTTTTGCGTGAGGCCGCTACCTTGTCCCTGACGCGCTCGCCAATGACCTCGCGCTCAAACTGGGCAAACGAAAGGAGGATGTTGAGGGTCAGCCGACCCATGGAGGTGGTGGTATTGAACGACTGGGTCACCGAGACAAAGGTCACCCCATGCTTGTCAAACACATCCACCAGCTTGGAGAAGTCCATCAGTGAGCGGGACAGGCGGTCGATCTTGTAGACCACGACCACGTCAACGAGGCCGTCTTCAATGTCAGCCATGAGGCGCTTGAGGGCAGGGCGGTCGAGATTGCCACCCGAGAACCCACCATCATCATAGTCGTCGCGAACCGGGATCCAGCCTTCCGGCTTTTGGCTGGCGATAAAGGCTTGGCAAGCCTCCCGCTGCGCGTCGAGCGAGTTGAAGGCCATGTCCAGGCCTTCCTCGGTTGATTTGCGGGTGTAGACGGCACAGCGCAGCCGTCGCATCACCACATCCTTCATGGCTTGCTCCTCTGGTTCTTGAGCCCAAAGAAGGTCCAGCCATTCCAGCGGGTGCCGGTGATGCGCCGGGCAATGGCTGAGAGGGAGGTATAGGGCACGCCGAGATAGTCGAAGCCCTTGTCGGTGACAGTGACCGTATGCTCGACACCCTGCCACTCGCGTAGCAGGCGCGTCCCGGCAATCGGCAGTAGATTGGCAGACCTTTTGCGCACCTCGATGCGGCCGCCGTCCAGTTGTTCGCCGAGCTGCTCCAGGTGCCGAATGGTCTCGGGCTTTAGCCCACCATAGACCAGCTCCTGAATGCGGTAGGTGAGGCGGCTCTCCAGGAACTTGCGGTTGTAGGGTGGTGGTTCGGTGCCAAACAGGGTCCGCCACTTGGCCTTGAGCTCGGAGATGGAGAGAATCTTGAGCTCAGCAATCTGCGCCAGCACGCTTTCGCGCTGAGGATCGCTGGTAGGTCTATTCTTTGCTGCAGCAGCACTCATACACGCACTCCCGGTTGGTTCTGGGGCACACACATGCGTGGTGTCGGCGACCTATCCAGCCCAAGATCTGCCGACTGCGGAGAGAGTTTGGTTGACTGTGCCGCTCGCAGGCGCATGAGGCCAAGCGCCAAGATCTCTGTCACCTCGGCAATTCGCTCCGGGGCGGTCATTCTGTTGGGGTGCAGCGGGTTCATCTTGTGCCTCCGGTTGGAAGCAAGATGCCCATGGCCAGCAAGCCGCACAAACAAAATCAGGTACTTAGGGTAGAGGTGCGGCTAGAAAGTCAGTCCAGCGTAGCTGATCGCAGTTGCAGCTTTTCCACAAGGATGTGCGCCCCACGAGGCCCGCAGGCCGCCCCGCAGAATCAGACTCGACTCCCATAAGCAGGAGAACATAAAGTGAACGAAGCGGAGAGTAGACGGGCGTAGAACCTTGGCTTGCGCGCTTGCGCAACAGGTATGGAGATCACCATGAGCTTTGGAGCTTTGCTGCGGACCAGGCGGAACGAGCGCGGGCTGACGCTCGAGGATGTCGCGGTCCGCGTTGAACTATCGCTTCCTCATCTGTCTCGCATTGAGCGGGACCGGGAGAATCCACCGCGTGACGAGATCATTGAGAAGCTCGCCGCGACCATCGGTATTCCGGCTGATGATCTCTTCGCTGAAGCCAGGCGCCTGCCGCCTGACCTCAAAGAGCAAGCTGGAGAGGTATTTGCTCTGTACCGTCGTGCGAACCGCGGCTGGACACGCTGATGGTTGGCCAGATCGCCCTTAAGTATCCGCATGACGCGCGATCTCTCGAGCCCGGCCGCCTGCGAAGATCTGACATCGCGGCGCTCGCCCTCGAGGTGCGGGAGCAGTTGGTTCCCGATCGAACGCCCAAGCTGGACGTGACCAGGATCATTCATGCGACCAGGCAATTGCGCGTCAACGGGCTTGAATACGATGCGCACTGGGAGCTGCGGAAAGACCTGCAAGGTGAGTTCGGCGAACCTGCACTCGGTCTTGTCGACTTCGACAAGGAGCTGCCCAAGACAGCCCTGGTGTTCCTCGATGAGTTCGAGGTGCACAACAGAGACTACATCGCACGTTCGACCGCGGCTCACGAGCTCGCCCATCTGCTGTTCGACGCACCCGCTCGCCTGAGGAAGATCGAGCGAGGGGAGACGCTCTCGCCTGTGCAGAAGGCCGATCTGATGCTGCCCAAGGACCGATCGGGGCGAAGTGAACCGATGAACTGGGTCGAATGGCGCGCGGATGAGTTCATGGGATCGCTGCTAGCGCCGGCGAAGGTCATTCATGCCCACATGCTCAGGGTGTGCATCGCTCTGCGCGTACCGCGGCGCGCTAACGAACAAGGTCGGTTGATGATCAACGGCAACAAGGCTGGCAATGATTTGATCCAGGCTGTCATCGACGAACTGGCCGAGATCTTTGGACTTTCGAGCGTCTTCATCGAGTACCGACTGCAGCGTTACGGCTTTGTGCATGGGGAGCGGAATCGCTTCCATGCTTAAGCACATCAAGACCTACTTCAACCTGCGCGAGATCCAGGCCCGCTGGAACTCTGATGATGATGACATACAGTACTTCATCCTCAACGATCTGCTTGAGGTCTGTGTATGGACTATGAATGTTGAGGTAAGGCCGACGGACGGCAGTGAGACTGTGATGCTTGACGGCGTTCAGCCCGTGTTCGGGAAGGATCTGTGGCCGGTTCTCAGAACAGGTGTGAGCCCGGTGAATAGATTCCGCCAGGGCGATAAGGAGTTGATCAGGCAGAACCCGGCCACGCCCTTTCTAGTCAGAGTGGATGATCTGCTTGTGACCCGTGTGGAGCGAGATCGCTTCGAGCGAGAGAACGGCTTCGCCCTTGAGCCGGAGCTTACGGCAAGTCCTGAGTTGTTCGATCCGCTAGCGACGTTCAAGCACGATGCTACCTACGCCCATGTTACCATCGCCAACAGTGTCTTCAAGCTTGGTGCTCTTCAGGGGAACATCATCAAGCAACTGCACGCAGCCGCAAAGGCCGGTCAGCCCTGGGTTCACCAGGATGTTCTGCTGAGCAATACAAATGCGGGCTCGCCCAGGGTGGTGGACCTGTTCAAAGACAGAACGAAGCGAACCGCTCTGTTGAACGGCGACGGTAAAGGCCACTTTCGTTTGAACCTTCCCGTCAGACCTGTCACCTCGCTGAAGCGGAGCGCTTACTCCGCTGCTGTGTTCAGAGGTGAAATCAGCAAAGTGGGACGCTCATCCCACCCATCCCACCTGACATCCCCCTTCATGGGACGCTGATCCCCCTCTAGCTCCCACCCCATCCCACTCCAGAGCACCACGTGCGAAGCTGTTCGCCATGGAATGCTTCTCCTCGCAAGGCATCAAGCCAAGGAGAAGCCAAGTGAGTGTAACAGAGCTCTTTATCGATCAGATCCAACTAGCCCGCCGCTGGAAGTTGTCGCACCGCACTTTGGAGCGCTGGCGCTGGGTTGGAGAGGGCCCCAACTATACCAAGATCGGCCGGCGCGTCGTGTACCGGCTGATTGACGTCGAGAAGTTCGAGGCCGATGGCTATCGCGCCACCATGCAGGCGGAGGCTGACCGCCGTGGTTGACCGTCACCGTCTCCCTAACCGTCGTTCATGCACCACGCTGGCGTTTCGGCACAATGGCGCCGCTTACAACCTGACCGCCGGCTATTATGCCGATGGCCAGATCGGCGAGGTCTTCATTGATGGTCCGCGGATCGGTAGTGAGGTCTCGCACCTCGTGCATGATATCGCAGTGCTGGTCTCGATTGCCATCCAGTACCACGTCCCAGTCGAGGTCATGCAAGGCGCCGTCGGCCGCACCGAGATCACCGGCACACCGCATAGCGTTGCCGGTGCCGTGCTCGACCTGGTGGCTGGGGAGGGAGGACGATGATGAGCATCGATCATGCCCTGCTTGCCGCTCGAGAGGAGTTCTACGAGCGCGCCTGGGCTCACCCCAAATACATGCACTATGTCCGTCAGCATGGCCTGCAGCTGGCCCGGATCAATGGCTTTGCCGGGGCCACCGGTATGTTGCCCGTCGTGGACTGTGGCGGTGGGCACTTCGACTTCGAAGCCCCTGGGGAACTCGTTGAGGCCTTCATCTGCGAGGCTCTGGGCGAGGACGGGGAGAGTGTTATCGACCTGGTTGCCTGGCCGGTGAATCGCCCAACCACCGTGATGAGCATGTTCGGCCGGGCTCCGGTGCTCGGTCTGTGGGAGGCGGTGAATCCATCGACCTACTTTGGCGGCAAGGCGCTGCAAATGCACCGCACCCCACTGGAGTGGCTGCAGTCCGGCTGTCGCGGCGCTGCTGTCGTGGTGCCCCATCTCGCTGCGCGCTTCCTGTTCGACGTTGAAGGTCCAATTGCCGGCAAAGATGAGCGGCACCGGCGTCAGCTGCTGGATCTGGTGCGCAGCATTGTGGATGATCGCAAGATCATCTGCACGGCGGAGCAAGCGAGAGCGGCATGAGCGACCTGCCGTTCTCCTCTTCTGACAACTTCAGCTTCGATGCTGGCACGTGGCGCTCGCCTGGTACGAGCCATTCCCAAAAGCGGTTCATCGATCTGGTGCGCGCCAGCGCCTTCGATGGCATGGAGGTGCCGGTCCGGCGCTGGCACGTGCGGGAGCTGATCCCTGCCGGCACGGTCACCATCGTCAATGGCGATGGGGGCACCGGCAAATCGCTGCTGATCACCCAGCTGGCTCTTGCCACCACCAGTAACACGCCCTGGATCAGTCGGGAGGTGGCGCAGGGTCCCTGCATTTATCTCAGTGCTGAAGACGATCTGGACGAACTGCACCGCCGCATTGTTGCTATTGCCGAAAGTGCAGGGGTGCCCTTAACGCGTCTGGACGATCTCCACATTGTTCCCTTGGCTGGTGAGGATGCTCTGCTGGCCGCGCCCAAGCCGGGCAGCAATGTGCTGACCACCACGCTGCTGTTTGAATCCATTGAGGAGGCCATCAAGGAGGAGCAGCCCGCCCTGGTTGTCCTGGACACCCTGGCAGATCTGTTTGGTGGTGAGGAGAACCAGCGGTCGCAGGCGCGCCAGTTCGTTGGTCTTCTTCGCGGCTGGGCCATAAAGCACCACACCACGATCGTCCTGCTGGCCCATCCGTCCTTGAGCGGCATGGCCAATGGGAGCGGCTCCAGCGGCAACACCGCCTGGAACAACAGCGTGCGCAGCCGCCTCTATCTGGAGCGGGTGATAACCAAAGACGACAACAAAGTGTTTGAACCCGATCCAGACGCCCGGGTGCTTAGGACTGTGAAGGCGAACTATGGGAGAGTTGGCGGTGAGATCGCGCTCAGATGGGTGGATGGTGTACTCGAAGCCAAAGCCCAGCCGGCAATCAGTTCGCTTGCGCAGATGTCGGCGGAGAACAGGGCCGATCAGATATTCCTCAGCCTATTGGCTCGGTTCGAAGCAGAGGGAAGGCGAGTCAGCCCAACGCCTGCCGCACCCACCTATGCGCCATCGTACTTTGCCAAACATGCCGGAGCAGAAGGGATCACTAAAAGGGGGCTAGAAGCGGCGATGAACCGCCTATTTACGGCAGGTAAGATCCGGGTTGCGAAGTCTCCGGGGCCTCCATCCAAGCAGACCGACATCGTGGTGTTTAGCAGAGGGGATGGGCAGCATGATTGACCTACTTACCCCCTGCTTTACCCCCTGCAGAACGGGTGCGTTACCCCCTGCCGCACATCCTGCTTACTCCCCTGCGAACCCCTGCTTACCCCCTGTTCTTCCGCACCCCCATACCCCCTATACGCGTTGCGCCCTCTTTGAGGGTGGGCGCATGCGTATACAGCATCAGGCCGCGCAGGTGAGCTTGGTGCCTATTATATTCGGAGGCGGAGCTGAAAGCGGTACCAAAAGCTGACGGGTTCGGAGTATTACTCGCCGGACCACGGGGCCAATCGCAAGCCCCCGGGCATTTCGCGTTCGGCTTAGGGTTCGCCTCGACGGGCCTTTTGTTTGTCTGTCTCAACAGCTAAAATTGGTAGCACGCTTGTTTTTAAGCTGGGATGAGAACGGGAAGTATGAACGCGAGACTTAGGTGCTCATTTGCGGCCGCTGCTCTCCTATTGATGGTGTTGCCGGCTCAGGCCCAGCAATCGCCATTTAGTCAGCCGAACAGTGTCAGCGGCCAAGATTTGATCTTTTTGAGCGTGGGCTACTTGATAAATGCCCAACGCATCTGCGGTGTCAGGTATGATCCTGCCCGGTTCGACGCGGATATTCAAATGCTGGCCCGGTCTTTCGATATGTCTCCGGCGTCAGTTCTGCAGAAGGCTCAGGAGTTTGCTGACTATGCGGCCCCGCAGGTAACCGAGAAAACATGTAGAGAGGCGCCGGAGAAGGTTAAGCGCTTCAACAGGCCACCCGACTACAAGCCACCAGAGCAAACTCCGCCAGCTCCCAACTCGCTTTCGGAGTGAGTGATAAGAGACCGGCGCCGCCAGCTTGTGAAGTTCATGACGGATGCAGGTCCGGGGCTCTGCGCGAGTCAATTGCGTTCGCAGGCGATACCGTCTTTGTCGCGGTCCAACCTGTGAGGGTCGCCAGGGCCGTTCCGCTCGTAGAACTCCTGTGCTTCTCGCTGGGAACGGAAGTCAGAGCAGTCGCGGTCGGCTTGCGCCATTGATGATCCGGTAAAGCTAAGCAGCAGAAGCGTGCTCGCAAGCACAGCTTGAATGATGTTCATGATTGTCTCGCCCTCCAGCCAAGCTTTCACTCCACCTGCCGAGAGTCAATCACCACAGGCGGCTTGGTTATTGCTCTGATGACAACGTTCTTAGCATAAGTGAGCTACCAACTTTGCCAAAATTGGGCGTCGCTATTGGATATCGGTGGTAGGGGCTCTAATGGAACACATAACTCGGCGCGCCCGAATTACCAAAACTTGGCGCGTGGCATATGCCTGCTTCGCACTTGCCGTCCTTCTGGTCCCGGCTGCAGCAATGCAGGTGTCCAAAGGAGTGAACTGGGGTGCGGAGGACTTCGTCGCGGCTGCCGGTCTGCTTGGGATTGCTTGGGCGGCTGTCGAGGTTCTGTTTAGAGTTGTCGAGCGTCGTCCTGCGCGGGTCATCGGCACAAGCTTAGCCGTGATCGGAGTTCTTGCTGTGTGGGCTCAGTTGGCTGTCGGCATCATCTAATTGGCGGTCCAAGCTTCCTACCCGAAGACGCTCAAGTGATGGTACTCTCCGCGCAGCTTCGAAGAAATGACGTCCTTACAATGCAGCAGGGCCGCTGCGAGCCTCTGATTGCGAGCTAGACCATCCACATGGCGGGGGGGGGACGTATAAGTGTGGAAGGCTGAAGGGGCACGGACCCGCGTCCCTCTCACGCACAGATTTTTTCCCGCCTATAAAAAAACGCGCGCGAGGCTTTGGCGCCGGGGCAACGCCTCGCACATTGCTTTCTTAAAAGCACGGCAAATGACCAACTACAAATGGCTAACTCGGCGGCGCTGGGCCGCTCGCAGAGTGACCCCGCCACATGACGATCCCGATGTGCTTTGCGCCGACCCGCCCCGCATGGCACTCTGCGGCCAATTGCAGGAGAATGGTTTGCGCAGTTTCGATTTCAGTTCCTGGGAGAGTGTCTTAACCACCCTGGTCGGCATCGCGCTGTTCGCGCTGGTGGGCATCGGGGTTCGGCTGGTGATGATGACCACGATCCAGCAGCGCCAGCAGCGGCAGAACCGGCAGATCAACGAGCGCCTCAAAACCTTGATGGCCGCCTACAAGGTGCTAGGCGGCTCGTTTACCGGAAGGCTCTCGGTCGAGCCGCGCCACCTTCGCGATATCCGAGCGGCGGAAAAGGTGGCGGCCGAGCAGGGCGGAGAGGCGGTCGTGCCGCGCACCATGAGCGACGAGATGTTCGAACGCGTTCGCCAGATGCGTGACGCGGTGGAAGCGGCGCTGTCCGACATAATCCTGCTGGGCACTGACGAGCATGTTCGGCTGGCCGAGAAGGCGGCGCGTGACCTCGTGGCCGGCAATCAGATCCATACCGATGAGCTCGTGGTGTCGCTACGCAATTTCATTCGCCAGGCGCTCGACCTGTCTGCAATTCCGGCTGACCTGCAGATCCCCATGCAGGGCCCGAGCCGACCGGCCAGCACTGGCGGACGAGGTAGGGGTGGTGGTCAGCAGGGCAGCGGTGGCCGCGAAGGTGGCGGAGGCGGTGCCGGTGGTGTTGGCGGAGGTGGCGGAGGCATGGGGATGGGCATGGGCGGCCGGCCCGACGATGCGACCCCGCCAGGCGGTCCCTAACGGCGGCTGCATAGGTTGAGCATTTCGACCGAAAACGGGCACGAGGGGGTCGGAAGCGGTCGATGCATAACCAAGATTCCGCACCAGTTGCCTCCCTTTGTTCAACGGCTTGCATGGCGCAGAAGCGGGCACGGCTAGATCACGCTCACACCTCAGTCATTGGGAATGTCGTCTTGCTGGTCACTTCACCCTGCCTCGCAGACGGTCCGCGCAGCCCTGCGTAGGTCTGAGCAATAATGTCGTGCTTACCTGGGTTTAGCTCAGATGCTAGACTCTGAACATGACCCATCAGAGCCCCACAACTACCGTCTGGCCAGCCGACAAGGTGGAGCGCCGACGCCTAGCTGAGCTGGTGCCCTACGCTCGCAACGCCCGGACCCATTCGCCAGCCCAGATCAGCAAGATTGCAGCGTCCATCGATGAGTGGGGCTGGACCAATCCCGTGCTGGTGGATGAGAGCGGCAGCATCATTGCCGGCCATGGTCGGGTGCTTGCGGCCAAGAAGTTGGGCATCGTTGATGTTCCTGTCATGGTCGCATCCGGTTGGACCGAAGCACAACGACGTGCCTATGTCCTGGCCGACAACCGCCTGGCGCTGGATGCTGGTTGGGACGAGGACCTGCTCCGGAGTGAAATGGCTGACCTTGGTGAGCTCGGCTTCGACCTGCCGCTGACCGGGTTCTCGGAGGCGGAGCTCGGCAAGCTGCTGCCCGAGGTAGTCGAGGGTGACGCCGACCACATCCCGGCTGTTCCTGAGCAGCCGGCCAGCCGCCCAGGTGACCTATGGATCCTGGGTGATCATCGCATCATCTGCGGCGACAGCACTGATCCAGAAACCGTTGCTCGACTGCTCAACGGTGCCAATCCCCACCTGATGGTCACGGACCCACCCTATGGCGTGGACTACGATCCCGAGTGGCGCAACCGGGCAGGGGTGTCCACCACTGAACGGCTGGGCAAGGTCGAGAACGATCATCGGGCGGACTGGCGGGAAGCTTGGGCCTTGTTCCCTGGTGAAGTTGCCTATGTCTGGCATGCCGGCATCTACGCCACCACTGTGGCCGAGAGTCTCTTGGCATCAGGCTTCTCCATGCGCTCGCAGATCATCTGGGCCAAGCCGCGGCTGGTGCTGAGCCGGGGGCACTACCATTGGCAGCACGAGCCATGCTGGTACGCGGTCCGAGAAGGCGGGCAGGGGCATTGGCAAGGCGCACGGGATCAGACCACCATCTGGGCCATAGATGGAGCAGGGGACAATCAGGACACCAGCCATTCCACCCAGAAGCCGGTCGAGTGCATGCGCCGGCCCATTCAGAACAACAGCCAGCCAGGGGATGGAGTGTATGAGCCATTCTCCGGCTCTGGCACCACTATCATCGCGGCCGAGCTGGAACACCGCCGCTGTTACGCCGTCGAGCTTTCCCCCGAATACGTGGATGTTGCGGTGCTGCGTTGGCAGGCATTCACGGGCAAGGAGGCGAGGCTTGAGCACGGGCCGACCTTTGCCGATGTAGCAGTTGAACGCCGCATACAGTTCAACGCTCAAGAGCCCAGCTCATGACCACTCGCGGTCGTCCTGCTTATGAGCCCACCGACAAAGACCGGCGTGTGGTCGAGATGATGGCGGGCTGGGCTATTCCCGAGGAGCGCATTGCCAAGGTGCTGACTATTGATCCCAAGACCCTGCGCAAGCACTTCGCCCAGGAGCTGGAGGTCGGCCATGCCAAGCTAGAAGCACAACTGGCGCAGAACCTGCTGCGTATTGCCCAAGGGCATGACCGCCAGTCGCTCATCGCGACAATCTTCGCGCTCAAAAGCCGTTTTGGCTGGGTTGAGCAGCAACCTCCAGCGCGTGAGCAGCCGCTGGGCAAGAAGGAGCAGATGCGGGAAAACGCCAGGCGAGCAGGCGAGGGCTCGTCTAAGTGGGGTGACTTGCTGAAGGTCCCGGAGCCGCCGCGGTACTATCGTGAGGGCAGGGCGGCACCTGATGAGGAGGTGAACTAGCTGACGGTACAGTTCTCCTCAGCACGGCCATTTCGAAAGACAATGCACACAGTGAGGCGACCGCTCGTGTGCACGCAACCGATCAGAAAAAGAGAATGGGGCTTGGCCTCGGCTAGTTGCCAGAGTCGGCTCCACCCTGAGGAGGGCTCAATGTTGGGAACGGCCCCTGGTGAGGCTTGATCGGCAGTCTAGGACTTTGAACGAGAGTCCCCGGCGCCGTTCTCGATGGCGGGACGTTCCCTAACGAAGCCATAAAGGGCTGGACGCGGATTGCCTCGGTGCTGATACTTTAGGTCGAGTGCACCGGTCGGGATGGCAAAGATGACGTCAGTCATAGTGGAACACCGCGGCGTAAAGATCGACATCGCCCCTTCGGAGATATCAGAGCCGATCAAAGAGGCGATCCGAGGAGGTTGGTACGAGCTTCCTGAAAGTGAGGCCTTGGACCGCTTAGTGCTGGATGACGATATTGTTCTGGAGCTTGGCGCTGGTTGCGGGTTCATATCCACTTATGTCGCAAACCAAGGACGCGCCAAAGAGATCTTTGCCGTCGAGGCGAACCCCACTCTTATCCCGATCATCAAGCGTACCCATGAGCTGAATGGCGCTCAGGTGCGCGTTTTCAATGAGATGCTGGGGGCGGGCGAAGGCGAGACGCAGTTCCACATGCACCCGGATTTCTGGGCGTCCCGCTCCAACAACAAGTGGGACGGCGCGCAAACGATAACAGTGCCCCAGCGAGGCTTTCGTGCCCGATTAGAGGCTTGGCAGCCATCGCTGCTGATCATGGACATCGAAGGCGGCGAGCTGCCCTTACTTCGAATGGGTCTGCCCCCCTGCGTTAATCGTGTCGTCCTGGAGGTGCACGGGTGGGCGTACGGAGGGCCCGGTCTGCATGAGATCATGAGGTTGCTCTGCGACTACAGCTTCCACTACATGCCAATGGCCTCGAAGGGGTCGGTTGTGTGCTTCAAGCGGCTGGACAGCTAAAGGCGTTGATTGGCACAACTCGCACCAACCCAAGTCGGTGCGTCACGCAACCCCAAGACCAGCCCGCTTTGTGCGGGCTTTTTCATAGCCAGAAGTAAGGCGCCTGCGATCGACTGGTGCTCAAAAGCAGGCGCCCGCCTCTGTGGCGGTTAGCCGCAAGGCGTTAGGACTATAGCGCCTTTCTAGGGCGGCGTGTTTCCTAAATCTGACTGCTGCCGAATGCCTTCTGCAAGGCCCATTGAATAAGCTTCCATGAGAGCGTCCGAGATAGCCATCAGGAGCAGGGTTCGGTCACTCTCAATCTCAGCCAGCGAGATCTCGTCAGGCGGGCGCTTTTCCGCCGCCCCTTCGTAATCAACAATCTCGTTAGCCTTCGCCAACGCCCAAAGGGTGGTCTCGTGTTTGGCCATATGAATTAGGTCCGATATGCGGTCAGTTCTGAGTCAGGACTACCACGTCAGCTGTTGGTCGTATCCGCCACTTCAGCGGAACGGTGAACAGGGCGCGAACTACCCGCACTCCCTCTTCCTCATCAAACACGCGGGCGGGAATGTCGACCTTTCAAGGCTCCAGGGTGAACAGTCGCTCGATTCACTTGGCGTCTGATCTTCACAAGCCGCGGGTCTGAAGTCGACAACAAAGCCCGATAATCCAGCACCAGAGCAGCAACACCACAGCCGCGAGCGGCGACATGAACACGTGGTAGCGGTCTACCGGGAGCACGGACACCGACATGATTGTGTAGACGAAATAGCGAGCGCCTAAGACGCCAGTAAGCACCAAAGCCGACAACAACAGTGGCTGGGCCACTCGTCTTCTGGAGATGAACCCAAAGGCCCCGCCGCCGATAGCTCCGACCAGCAGCATCAGCCAGTAATTGCCGACGAACCACTCCCGGACCTCGTCCATGTTGCTTTGGTACTGTGCAACAACTAGGCGCTGTCGGCGGTTCAGAGCGTTATCGTAAAGCTCCGGCCTATGGTCCTCCGTCGCGTGGAAGCCTGCCTCATGTGGTCGAGGGAGCAACATCTTCCGCAGGTTAGCCAAGAGCCCGCCCGGTACCTCACCAACCCAGTTGCCGAAGTTCGGGTCTAGTGGATAGGGCAGGGTTGGTGAATGGCTGGGGTGTCGGCCGGCGTCGAGGGCGGATTCGATTTCCGCCGCCGCGGCGTTCATCTTTGCTGAGAGAACCCGATCATCAGCGCCGTACTGCTCGTTGACCAGCATAGCTATGAGCCAGAGCGTTCGTGTCGGGTCGATTTCACGGCGGCCTACGAACTCGCTCGAGTGAGTGCGCCAAGTATGGATACCCGTTCCTTCCACCTGATCATCGGGAAGAATAGAGCGGCGGGCGAACTCGGCAAAGGTGGGGCTTAGGTCGAGCGCAACCTGGAAGCTCTTCCGAGTGGCGGGAGCGAACCGGGTGCTGTCGTCCACTTCAATCCGATGGAGTTGAGTCAACAACGCTTGGTAGCTCGGCAGCAGAGCGCGGTAATGCCAGTCACCCCAAGCCGTGCCATTCTTGACTGCGACACCGGACAAGCCGATGAAGATCACCGCTAGGGCGGCCAAGGTAGGGCTCGCGGCGGAAACGAAACTACTAACGAAACGACTACGGTGCCTATCGGGGCTTCTGAACCAGAAATAGGCGGCGCCGGCACAGGTGAGCACAAACCCGGCGGCCACGAACAACTCTTCGCCCTCGCGAGTCAGGATGATCGCGACACCGAAGGCACCGAATATGGCCCAGCGGAAAGTGGCCGTGCTCCATTCGAGTGGACGCACTAATCCGACTATCGACCAGAACCATGCGAAGTAGAAAACCAAAAGCAGCGGCTCCCGTTGAAACTCGGTGAAGCTGCGGATGGTGTAGGGATTGAGGAAAACCACCGCCGCGCTGATCAGCGTCCATGCAGAGCCAACATAGGGCCTGATACGACAGTGCAGCGCCACCACTGAGGCGATGAATGCTCCCTCGAGGAACATACGCCAAGGAACGCCCGACCAAAGGACTGCCCTGGAGACTAGTGCGAGCATCGGCGGTCGCATGCTGTCGCTCGGCCTATTCCATGGCCCCTCAAGCGTAAGCAGCGCCAGACCGTCGGTGTCCCATATAGCGCCGACTATTTCGGTGTTGGACACTAGTAGCGCTCGGAAAAGCACGACGAACCCTAGCAACCACAGGAATGTCTTGGTTGGTCCTGAATTATTGATGATGCGTGCGTGGCGAATCTCATCTGGAGCCCTTTTGCTTGCCTCCGCCTTACCATCGTCCGACGCGCCGGCCTATTGAGCACCCTTGGTTTTTTCCGCTCGTACTGACGTAAGCGGCTCCCCGACTAACACCCCTACATCCTGGAGACTGACCATGAACGCGGAAGCGACTTTCCGTGCGAAGGCGCCTGGCATTATGGCCAAGCTCCTGAGCGACTTTCCCATTGGCGTCGATGACGCTGCAGCTGTCCTCGGCAACGTGGGCCACGAGTGCGCAGGCTTCACCGCCATGCAGGAGTTCAATCCGGTGGTGGCCGGCTCCAAGGGCGGCTGGGGCTGGCGACAGTGGGCCGGTCCCCGGCGTCGTGCCTTCGAGGCGTATTGCAAACGGAACGGCAAGGATCCCGCCAGCGACGAAGCCAACTATGCCTACCTGTTCATCGAGCTAAAGGGCATCGAAGGCAGCGAGAAAGCAGCGATCCCCAAGACCATTGCCGCCAAGGGTCTGGACGCCAAAGTCATTGCGTTCGAACTGGCGTTCCTGCGGGCCGGGGTGAAGCATTACTCCAGTCGGCAGCAGTGGGCGCGCGTTGCTCTGGACGCTTGGAAGAAGGCCGGACAGCCCGCCTCTCTGCCGTCTGCACCTGAGATACCTCGCTACCCCGAGCCGCCAGCGGCGCCCCTCGACGTGCCCCCGCGCACCATCCCCGCCAGCGACAAGCACCAAGCGGACACTGACGGGAGCAAATGGCCCGGCATCATCGCCATTGTCATCATCATCCTTATCGCCCTGGCCATCGCCGGGGCTTTTTTCTGAGCGCTAGGAGGCGCAGCAACATGATCGGCAACAACATCGTTCTGGGCTGGCTCTAGCGCCGGGCGCAGGAGCTCGGGGGCCTCGGCGGCACACTGGCGTTCCTCTACATGTCCCTGCCATCCGAGGGCAAAGACGCCATCAACCAGATCTTGGCCGGTGGCTGGCAGAACGTCTCTCTGGGCGCCGTTGCCACCATCGCGCTTTATATCTGGAGCCAGTGGAAATCCTGGCGCTCCACGGTGCGCCCGCAGGTGGTGACCGCGGATGCGCAGCAGATCATCCTGCCAAAGGAGAGCGTGGCCACGGCCAAGGTCGAGGCGATCGCCAAGAGCGCACCTGTGCCGCGCTCGCGCACCATCATCGACATGATCAGGCGCCGATTGCCATGAAGGCGATTATCGAGGAAAGCGCTGGCCATCTGCGCCAACGGTTTCGCCTCCGCAGTCTTGAGTGGCAGAACGCGACGACATCGATCGTGTTCGGGCTAACCATATTGTTCAATCCGGCGCTGTTCGATGCCGTCTCGTTCCGCGGCTTCGTGGGCGGGCCATTTGTGTGGGGAGGGGGCATATTCCTGCTCGGCTGCGTCAATGTGGCGGCCCTCATCATCAACGGCACGGTGCCTAAGCCAACAGCTGCGCTGCGCACCATCTCGGCGCTGCTGCAGGTCTTTCTCTTCTTTATGCTTTCCATCGGCTTCTATGCCTCGGGCACCGGCACCACCGGTATTGGCACCTACGGCGTCCTGGCCTTCTACGGGTTTTTTGCGGCCGCATGGGCGCTCTTGGACGCGGTGGCACCGGAATATGGACAGTGAACAGATCAGCGCGCTCTACCAGCTCGGCGGTGCCGCCGCCGTAATCATCGTCGGTGCCTTTTTTGGCATCCAGTGGGTGGTTCGCACCGTCCAAGCCATGAAGACCAGCCCTTCGGTCAAGACTGAGAAGACCACCATTATCACTGGCGATACGGTCGCCATGGATCGATTGGCTGGCACGATCGAAGCCAGCAACACCATCCTGACGGAAAACAACGTGCTGCGGCGTGAAGAGCACGCCGACAGAAGCATGATGCGCAAGGCCCTGGAGGAAAACACCGAAGCTCTGGAGAGGGCCACAGCCGTGCTCCAGGACATCCGGCCCGAGATCCGCGAGCTGACCCGGGAGATCGTGAGGTCGGGGAAGTGAATAGGTGAAACAGAAGCGGACGTTCGTTGCTGTGGCGACAGCCGGGAGCCAATCAGCGCATCAGGAGCGCTCGCAATTCGCGGTACAAATAAATGAACCCTTAACGCACGACCTGTTATGTAGTCCGGCATAAAGGACTGCTTCGACTCTAATTGCCTCATACCCAAACGGTCCTACTCACCCTCGTTTGTATCCGTGCCTCACGGGCCTTGCTGGGCCGCGACAGCCTGTCGCGACTTCAACCTATTCGCGAACGCGGTCCAGAGGTGGGTTATCTCTTTGCCGTCTCCGCCAAGGAGATCTAATGGCTATTCTCATCGTAAGCTCCTCAGAGTATCCCACCATAGCAGCAGCAATGGCCGCCGCAGCTAACGGCGACACAATCCAGATCGAGCCTGGGTTTGGGATCAACGAAAGCGTTTCTGTCACAAGCGACAGCTTGACCATCAGCGGCACCGCGAGCTCAACAGGCATCGTGCTGCAACTGGCGCCGGGGATTTTGTCGGTCACCCTGGATGGGGACGCATCGATCAACGTTCTCGATGCTCAAGGCAGCAGCACCGATGGCAATAGAATCCTGGGCAATGCCGGTGATAATACGATCACGGTCAGCGGCGGCGCCGATGTGGTCAATGGCGGCGCGGGCACCAATGATCGTTTGGTCGTGGAATATTCTAATGCGACAGGCGCCGTCACCGGCGACTCGACCTCCAACTTTACCGATGCGGGCGGCAGCGGCTCCGTGACCGTCAGCGGTGGTTTTGAGAACTTCACCATTAATACCGGCAACTTCGCCGACACGCTCACCACAGGCGATGGCGACGACAGCATCAATGCCGGCAATGGTGCCAACACCGTGACGGTCGGCCAAGGCGCCAATCGCATCATCGGCGGCGCTGATACCGATACCTTTGTAGGGCTGGACGGCGGCAACTACATGGATGGCGGCGACGGCACTAATACGATGACATCAGGTGGTGGCAGTGACACCATTATTTCCGGCAGTGGCACGGACAGCATCGTGTCGGGGGCGGGCGACGACACCATCAGCATCGTTGGGGGCTCCGACGTTGTGAATGCTGGCGCTGGCACTGATCAGTTGATTGTCGATTACGGGGACAGCACAACGGCTGTGACCTTTACGTTCTCGGGTGGCGACATCGGAACCGGATACGCCGGTCAGGTCGCCGCCGGCTCAACAAACATTGTTGATTTCGTTGGTGTAGAAAATTTCAGCATCAACAGTGGCAGCGCCAATGACGTGATCGTCTTAGGCGGCGGCGACGATTCGATCACTTCAGGCAACGGCAATGACACGCTGACCGGGTCGGGCGGTGACGATACTATAAATGGCGGCGCCGGCGCAGCCGATCTGGCGGTATATTCGGGGAATCGCACCGACTATACGATTACAGCTGTCGGACAGTCTTTTCGGATCGTGGACAATCGAGTAGGCTCGGCGGATGGCATTGATCTCGTCTCCGAGGTTGAGAACTTTCAGTTTGCCGACGGAACTCTGACGGCGTCCGCGCTTGCCGATACCATCATCCCACCAACAACCACGGTCAGCTCGGTAGACATTTCGGGTGACAGCGGTGCGTCCAATAGCGACTTCATCACCAATGTCGCCGCCCAGACGATATCGGGCAATCTCAGCGCCAATCTCGTAGCCGGCGAAACAGTCGAAGTCTCGGTCGATGACGGACAGAGCTGGGCTACTGCGACGTCCAGTGTCGGAACAAGCACATATTCAGCCAGTGCCACCCTTGTTGGATCAAACATCCTCCAGGCTAGGGTGGTGGATGAAGCGGGTAATTCCAGTGCCGCCATCAAGCAAAGCTATGTGCTTGACACTTCTGCACCGACTTCGTCATCACAGCCCGACTTGGCTGCGGCGAGCGACAGCGGTACATCAAGCACCGATGACCTCACCAATGACGTCACCCCAACATTTACGGGAACAGCCGAGAGTGGCTCCACGGTCACTCTGTACGACAGCGACGGCACGACGGTGCTGGGTACGGGAACCGCAACGGACGGCAATTGGTCCATTGCCGCAACAACCCTGGCGGGGGGCGCTCACACCGTCACTGCCAAGGTCAGCGACGCAGCCGGTAATGTCAGTGCTGTCTCGACAAGCACAACAGTCACGGTGGACACAGAGGCCCCTACAGGCACAATCACGCTGAGCGATGCGGCAATCACCGCCGGGGAGACGTCCACAGTGACGATCACCTTCAGCCAAGCTGTCGCGGGCTTCAGCAATGACGACCTGACGGTTCAGAGCGGTCTGCTGAGCATTGTTGCATCCACCGATGGCGGCATCACCTATACGGCCACCTTCACTCCGGCGGCTGGGGTTAATGACTTAAGCAACGTCATCACGCTGAACCAGGCCGGTGTAGCAGACGCCGCCGGGAATTCGGGTGCGGGAACGGCAACTTCTGCCAACTACACGGTCAACACTGCGCAGGTACCTGCTCCGCCGCCAGCGGGCGGCAATGATGGTGAAGACACTATTACTGGCGGCAATGGCCCAGACAATCTCGCAGGCGGCCTGTCCAACGACACCTTGGATGGCGGCAGCGGGGATGACGTGGTTTATGGCAACCAAGGCCAAGACGTGCTTTACGGCGGCCCTGGCCGGGATAGTGTTTTTGGCGGCCAGGACAATGATACCGTTTATGGCGGTAGCTCAGGACTAGATCCCGCTGACGATGCCGATGCTCTCTATGGCAACAAGGGTGATGACCTTGTTTATGGCAATGGCGGCGATGACAGCGTGTTTGGTGGCGAGGGCGCCGACACCGCCTTCGGCGGTCAGGGTAATGACCTGATCTTTGGTGGCGACGGTAGCGTGAGCATCGTTGATGGCAATGATCTGCTGTATGGCGGGTTCGGCAATGACACGATCTATGGCAATGGTGGGGATGACGCGCTGTTTGGCAACCAGGATGACGACATCGTCTTCGGTGGACAAGGCAATGACTTCATCCATGGCGGTCAAGGCAACGACACGCTTGTCGGTGGCAAGGGTGACGACACCATGAATGGCGGCCTTGGTTCGGATCTCTTCCTGTTCGCAGCAGGCGGCGGAAATGACCGAATCGAAGGCTTCAACTTTGGCGAGGGCGACCGCCTGGACTTGGGTGGTCAGAGCTTTACTACGAGCTCATCTAATGGAAACATGATCGTCACACTCGGCGACGGTGGCACGATCACTCTGATCGGCACGGACGCTGGTAGCCAGCTGTTCTAA